ATAAGAGGATATTTTCATGGCTGTCGTTCAAATTTCAAGAATACAGATCCGTAGGGGACAAAAGAACCAAGGATCAGGGTTACCACAGTTAGCCAGCGGCGAACTAGCATGGGCTGTTGACACGCAAGAGTTATTTGTGGGCAATGGTGCAGTAGCAGAAGGTGCGCCCTATGTTGGTAATACCAAAGTGTTAACTGAACACGATAATCTTTTAGACCTTATTGATCAATATGTCTATAAGAACTTTGTGGGCAGTAGCATACAAACGGGCAGTGATTCTAACTTCCCCATTGAACGCACTATTCAAGAACGCCTTGATGAACGCATTAGTATTCTAAGTTTTGGTGCTATCGGAGACGGCAGCACCGACAACACCGCAGCCGTGCAACGTGCCATTGATCAATTGTTTTTAAATCCTGCTACTATTACCACAGCCGACAGCCGTGTTACTTTAGAAATTCCAGCAGGAACATACAACCTTTCCGGCACAGTCTACATACCTAGCTACTGTAACATAGTAGGAGCCGGCATTGGCAAAACTATATTTAGACACGCACACAACGAACCAGCTTTTATCTTTATCAACGACAACAGTGAAATTGGCAACTACATCAGTGCATTAGATGACAGTTCAACAACATACAACACACAGCCTAAGTATATTAGAATGGAAGGGTTCAGTGTAAGAAGTTTAGTAGCTACTGAAACTATGATGTTGTTAAATGCTGTTCGTGATAGTTCTTTCCACCAAATTGAATTAAATGGACAATGGTCTAGTTTAGACGGTAGTAATGGCAGCAGTGTAGGATTTAAACTACAGGCTATCAGTGACATTGTAACCTGCGAACGTTTATACTTTACACAATGTAAAGTGTCGGGACTCAGCTACGGCATATTCAGTGACCATGACATTAATCATTGTGTTTGGGATCAATGCGACTTTGACTCATTGTATAGAGGTTCTAGTTTTGGATTAACCAGTGATCTTTTCTCCGCAGGACAGATCTATGGTCCAAGACAATGTATTATTTCTAACAGTAGATTTGGCAACATTGATCGTGAAGGGTTTATTATTACCAACGGCAGTGGTAACATTTCTAAATCAAACAAGTTCTATCTAGTGGGTAACAATGGTGCTAGCAATTTAAATGCAGTGACTTCGCATTTGAAATTTGTTACCAGTGGTAACAGCACAATACAAGATTGGTTTGATCGTGTTGATGATCTTGCAGAATCCAACTTCACAACCAAATACTATACACCATTTGAAGGTTACTTACAACACCAAAACAATTTTGTTCGTGGAGTAACACTACTACAGAAAGCCAGTCAATTTCCTGCGTTTAGATTGCCATACTATGGCAGTGCGGCATATACAATTAACTACATGTATCAAAGCATGAGTAACGGTGCCAGCTTGGAGATAATGAAAAAAGGCACACTACAAATTGCAGTAGACAGTATCAATGGTAATCTACAAGTTGTTGATGAATTTGATCACACTGGCACAGCTGGAACAGAGTATAATCTGCAATTCTTTGCCAGCCTAGTAGATTCAGATTCAACAGGCGGTGTTGACACCCTAGTAGTGTATTACACCAATACCACAATTAGCGATAACGGTAAGTTCAGCTACTCGTATTCCGTTATTTCTTAATCAAATCGATTGCTTTTATTATCAGAATATATTAAAATAGATCTAATCTTGATAGTAAAAAATCAACCAGCAAAATAATTTTAAGTCTTTGATTTATAATATCTTTTCGTGTCCTATTTAAAGTTACGGCACGAAGTAGGTATCTATAAATATTTTCCTTATTTAGGCAAAAGAGAATATGAGCGATATAACAGTAATTAAAAGAAACGGACAAAAAGAGCCGCTGACCATTGAAAAATGGCAAAATCAGGTAGCAAAGATATGTAAGGGAATTGCCGACGTAAGTCAATCAATGATTGAAATCAAAGCACAGCCTCATTTCTATGACGGCATCACAACCCAAGAGATTGACGAGATCACCCTAAGAGCTATTGTTGATTTAATCGATATAGAATCAAACTCAGATGTCGGCCATACCAATTATCAATATGTTGCCGGCAAGCAACGTCTATCAATGCTACGCAAAGATGTCTACGGAGAATATGAAGTCCCCCATCTTTACGAAATTGTAAAGACCAATGTAGCAACAGGATTGTATACTAATGAGCTACTCAATTGGTATAGCGAAGAGGACTGGAACAAGATGAATGACATGCTGGATCATGAAAAGGATGAACAGTATGGATATGCGGCAATTGAACAATTGATCGAAAAGTATCTAGTTAAGAACCGTGCCACTAAAGAAACATACGAAACTCCGCAGATTAGATACATAATTGCCGCCGCAACAGTTTTCCACAATGAAGAACCTAATACGGCTCGCATGAAATACATTAAGGAATACTATAATGCAGCCTCTGATGGTCTATTTACTCTTGCTACTCCTGTCCTTGCTGGTCTCGGCACCCCTACTAAGCAATTCAGTTCGTGCGTTCTTATTCGCAGTGATGATGACCTGGATAGTATTTTTGCTTCAGGTGAAATGATGGCCAAGTATGCCAGCAAACGTGCGGGCATTGGTTTAGAAATTGGACGCTTACGTCCATTGGGCTCCCCAATTCGTGGTGGTGAGATCATGCACACCGGTATGATACCATTTTTGAAGAAGTGGTTTGGTGACCTACGTTCATGCAGTCAAGGAGGTATTCGCAATGCTAGTGCTACTGTATTTTATCCTATTTGGCATCATCAGTTTGATGACCTTATCGTGCTTAAGAACAACCAAGGAACAGAAGAAACCCGAGTCCGTCATATGGATTATGGGGTTGTGCTTAGTGCTTTCTTCTGGAGAAGATTTAAAAACAAAGAAGACATAACCTTCTTTGATCCCAACGAAGTGCCGGACTTATATGAAGCATTCTATAGTAATACCGCATTGTTTGAAGAGCTGTATGTAAAATATGAAAAACAAAAAGGCCTTCGCAAGAAGACCATGTCAGCTGAAGAAGTATTCAAGTCAGGCATATTAAAAGAGCGCACTGACACAGGACGTATCTATCTAGTGTTCATTGACAATGTAATGAAACAAGGACCATTTGATCCTGAGTATCATACCATTTATCAAAGTAATTTATGTTGCGAAATTCTACTGCCCACTAAATCATTTAAGCGTCTTGACGATGAGGATGGCCGCATAGCGTTATGCACCTTGGGTAGTATTAACTGGGGCGCATTTAGAAATCCGGAAGACATGCGCAGGGCATGTAGAATTTTACAACGTAGTCTATGTAACATACTGGACTATCAAGACTTCTTATCGATACAAAGTAAATTAAGCAACGATGAGATACAGCCACTAGGTATCGGAGTTACTAATCTAGCCTACTGGCATGCCAAGCGTGGACTACGTTATGGTGAAAAGGATGCACTACAAGATGTTAAGACTTGGGTTGAACATCAAGCCTATTACCTAACAGAAGCCACAGTTGAATTGGCCAAGGAACGTGGGCCGTGCCTAGACAGCAGCCGCACCCGTTATGGGCAAGGTATCTTTCCCTGGGAGTTACGAGCAGAAGGCGTCAACGACCTAGCAGACTTTAAACCTGAACTTGACTGGGAATCGTTAAGAACTAACATGAAGCAGTATGGTGTTCGCAATGCTACACTAATGGCCATTGCACCTGTTGAAAGTAGTAGTGTAGTTATTAATAGCACCAACGGTATTGAAATGCCAATGAGTTTGATCAGTGTAAAAGAAAGTAAGGCAGGTTCATTTACACAAGTGGTTCCTGAATATCATAGATTGAAAAACAAATATCAAATGATGTGGGAACAAAAAGACTGTGATGGATATATTAAAACTGCGGCTGTATTAGCTGCCTATGTTGATCAAAGTATTTCAACAAACACATTTTATAATCCAGCACACTTTGCAGATCGCAAAGTGCCAACTACACTGATTGCTAAGAATTTGATGATGGCACACTATTGGGGTCTAAAGACATTCTACTATAGTTTAATCAACAAAGCTGGCAGTAAACAAGTAGCAGAATTAACACCTGAAGTTCATTACAATGGATTTCATAATGAACGAGAATTAATTGAGGACGATGACTGTGAGGCATGTAAATTATAATGTATCTTAAAGAACTTTTTTCCACCCCAGTTTGGGCAAACAGCCTAGACTCAATAAGTGATCAGGATTTACTCTTGATTAAAACATTTTGTTTAGAACAAACAAAGACAACTGAGTCTGTGCATTTTTCTAACCATGGTGGTTATCATAGTCCTGCATATTCTGTTGAACAACTTGCCGATACTCCGTTGTCTGTAATATTACAACCTATATTAGACAAGTGTAATGAGTGTATGATTAGATTAGGATCTGATAAGACGCTGAGGTTAAGTTCTATTTGGTTTCATATCAACGGACCAGGGGATTACAACGATATTCATACACACGGCGGTATATTAAGCGGATCGTTTTATATTGCCGTGCCGGACAACAACTCTAGTATATTTTTTAGTAGAGCATTAGATATGACTAATCACTTTTATGGATCAATTGGATGTAAAAACATAACCGAGCTAACGGCACCTGATTTTGATTTTAAACCATCACCAAAAGCGATAGTAGTATTTCAAGTTGGTTACCACATGGGGTAAGACCAAATCAAAGCAATATGGAACGTATCAGCATTTCATTCAATACAGAGTTAATTAATGAGTAAACAACAATACAACCTAAACACAAAGACAGACTATCTCAATCGCAAGATGTTTCTAGACCCAGCTGGACCAGTTACCATTCAAAGATTTGAAGAAGTAAAATATAAAAAGATTGCAGACTTCGAAACTACTGCTCGTGGATTCTTTTGGGTTCCAGAAGAAATTAGCCTAAGCAAAGACAGCAACGACTTTAAAGACGCTAGCGATGCTGTCAAACATATCTTTACTAGTAACTTGTTACGTCAAACAGCATTGGACAGTTTACAAGGTCGTGCACCAAGTCAAGTGTTTACACCTGTGTGTAGCCTTCCTGAACTGGAAGCATTGATCTACAACTGGACATTCTTTGAAACTAACATTCATAGTCGTAGCTACAGTCACATTATTCGTAACATCTATAATGTGCCTAAGGATGTGTTCAACACTATTCACGATACAAAAGAGATTGTAGACATGGCTAGTAGTGTAGGTGATTACTACGATGCACTACATAAAGTAAACTGTCGTAAAGAACTAGGCGAAGTAGTTACCGAAAAGGAACACATTAAAGCAATCTGGATGGCACTGCATGCCAGCTATGCACTAGAAGCATTCCGCTTTATGGTATCATTTGCTACAAGTTTGGCAATGGTTGAGAACAAAATCTTTATTGGTAATGGTAACATTATCAGCTTGATCCTACAAGACGAACTGTTGCACAAAGGATGGACAGCCTACTTGATTAATCAAGTAGTTAAAGAGGATTCACGCTTTGCTGAAGCCCGTGACGAATGCCAGGCCGAAGTATATCAACTCTATATGGATGTGATCCGTGAAGAGAAAGAGTGGGCAACTTATTTGTTTAAGTTAGGTCCAGTCATTGGACTTAACGCTAACATCCTGCGTGAGTTTGTGGACTACACCGCAGTGGGCGCATTGAAAGAAATTGGTATTAAATATCAAAGTCCTGCACCGCGCTCTACACCTATTCCGTGGTTTAACAAACACAGTGATACCAGTAAGAAACAAACTGCGCTACAAGAGAGCGAATCGACTAATTATGTTATAGGAGTTATGGGAGAAGGTATTGATTATGATGCCCTCCCTGTGCTATAATAAGGAACTAACATGGCAAAATTACATGAAGAAGTAGTTGTGCTTAAATTAAGCAAACTAGTAAAAGAAAAAGACGGAACAGAGTTAACACTAGCAGATGACGAATTCTGTAGTGCTGTTGAACAAGTGGCTCAAGAGTTATTGGGTCAAGGTATTATTGTAGAAGTGGAGAAAGCATAATGAAAGTAGTAGTTTGGAGCAAATATCATTGCCCATACTGTGACCAGGCAAAAGCATTGTTGTCACAAAAAGGTTATAGTTTTGAAGAACGCAAAATTGGTGATGGTTATACCAAAGAAGAATTGTTAGAATCAATTCCAGCTGCAAGGACAGTGCCACAGATTGTTATCAATGGTGATGTCATTGGTGGCTTTGCTGATTTAAAAAGATACTTTGAACAAGAAAATAAACTAGGCTTCGGCGACGGAGAAATTTAATGTTATTACAAAAATCTAAATTCGATCAAGGTGATATTGTCAGTCTTAAACTTATCACAGGCGAAGAGTTATTGGGTAAGTTTGTCAGCGAGGACATGATGGAAATCACCCTGTCTAAGCCCTTGATGCTGGCCATGACTAAAAATGGTCCAGCCATGACTCCGGCAATGTTAACAGTGGATCCAGAAAAAGATTTTGCCATTGCAAAGAGTGCTGTCATACTTAAAGCACCGACTATCAAAGAAATTGCAGACCAGTATACATACCAGACTACTGGTATTCAAGTAGCACTATAACACTATGCCAGCAGTAGCACAAAAAGATGGAGTAAGCACTGTTTCAGCAACTGATGGCGCACAAGGTAGTCTATGCGCTACTAGGCCCAATAGATATAATTGGAACACACCCACTACTCAAACTAGCGACAAAGGCAGCGATGATGTGTTTGTCGAAAACATAGGCGTTGTGCGGGATGGCGATGCTATGATAAGTCACGCTGATGGTAATCCTTGCACCATCAGTGCTATCAATCATGCTCCTACATTGAGCACATACAGTCCTAATGT